CCCCTCAATCGCTCCCACCGGACCCCCTACAGAACCTACAATGCCTCCGGCAACAGCAGGCGCAGACTCAACGAAAGGCCCAGTTAAGTCAGTCAGGTCACCCATTTCTAAATTAGGAGTATTCACACTTGAGATAGTGCCGTCCACATTTTTAATAACAATCTCTCCAGAAGGAAGAGCTTCTGCATTAAGACCATACTGCTTATAGATGTTGACCTTCTCTCCCGGAGTAACGCCGAAAGAAGCAGCACCTCGCGCAAACATTCCTGGGCCTTCGCCAGTTACAGGAAGCTCTGATTCCTTCAAGATACCATCCTGTATAGCCTTCAAGTTCGCAAGGGGGTCTGCTATCCTATCTTCAGGATTCTCAAAGATACTCTCGGCCACTTCATCAATAAGAAAGACAGTCTCGTCTGACAGAGACTCCATGATGGCCGTATTTAGCAAAGGGTCTCTTCCACTTTCCAACATGGCGTTCATTTGGAAGATCTGCTCGTCCGAAAGGTTCTCTAAAACCCTATTATCAGTAAGCACTCTTCTGGTACGAGAGGAGATATCTGGCTGTTCAAAAGTATTCTTAACCGGCAATACTCCAGATTCCTGAGTTTGTTGTGGCATCAATTGCCTCCCAGATTTTTCCTGAGTCGTTTAATGGCCGCTTCACGATCAGGACTCACTACAGGCTTATCCCTGTCAACAACAGGAAGGAGAGAGTCTATCTCATCCAATCGATTGCTAAAATAAGTCTGCGTCTTAGTAAGGAACTCTTCTTGAGCCGTAAGTTGATCCAGGATGGTAGTCATAGAATTCTCAGGAGACGGCAAGGAGGACAACGCCCTTGGCAATTCAGTAGACGTTAATGCAGCTCCATACAAGTCATGCCTTATCTCTCCAGAGAACAATTCTACGCGAGAGATAAAATCCCGTGCTCTACGGACTTGGGGGTCATCGGAAACCTGTGCTGCCATCTTAGTAAGTTCAAGAGTGCCGAGAAAACCACCCAACTGTTCCCCAGGCCCAAGAAAGGTAGTCTCCGCATTAGCAGCCAACCCACGGAGGGTTTTAATCTCCTCCAGCTTCTTCTTAGCGTACTGAAGGTTCTCCAAGGCTTCGCGGCGCATGGGAGATGTCCGCACCCGAATCTCAGTGGCCCTCTCAGCTCTCGCCTCTGCTGAATCCAGTCTTTCATCGTGCATCAACCTTAGTGTATCTAACCGTTCGTCAAACTGAAAGTTCTTCCGGTGCTCAATTTCCCCAATACGAACAGCCATCTCATTTGCCACCTCAAACTCATCACGGATAGCACCATCTTGACCTATAGGATTAACGCCAAAACGAGTGGCAGCCATTGCCAATGAACGAGGCAACTTAGCTTGTTCCCTTGCGGCGGTGACTGCCCCGGCAGTTGCCGGAAGACGAGAATTGGCAAGAGACCCCGGAGCATCCGGGTTCATCTGGAACTCCCTGAAACGATCCAACACACTCCCCCCGCGTGCATCTTCCTGTCTGTTAAACAATGCCGCCAGGTTCTCCAATCCTTCAGTTCCTTCGGGCTGAATGTTTGACAATCCCTCCAACACAGCAGAATCATCTCCCGAGGGAATCTGAGGAGCGACGTTCCCCATAAGCTCCCTCAGTAGCTGCGGAGGGGCAGGATCATTCGGAGTGTCTCCAACCTCGGGAATACTTATGGCCTCCCGAGAGTCCCCAAACGGCACTGTAGGGTTTGGCTGAATACCTCTCTCAATAGCATTGGTACGGGCTGCCAGCTCTCTTGCCTGCGCTATGCGGCGCGCTTCATCCTCCAACGCCTGCTCACGCTGTTCTCCACGTATAGCGCGTTGCCCGAGGAACTCTCCTACCGAAGAAGCTCCTGCACCTAACCCAAGTAGGAGTCTACGCAATATCTCGCTTTTATCTGCCATGATATCTCCTATACCGAGTCGTTAGTGCTGTCAGGGGGGTTACCCATTAACAAGTTCAAAATAGCCATCTGTTGGTCTCTATCCTGCGTCTTGAGGAAGTTGTTGAACTGAGCAGTCGTTATCCCTTGGTTGAATGCCTGTCCCGAGCCTGCAAGGGCATTGCCGAAGGCTTGGTTCTGCAACGATTGGTGTGTCAGTTGGCTCTGATGTTCAAGATCCCCAAGACCACGAACAAGATCTGTCTGATTCGCAGATCCCCCGAAAGCCCCCCGAGCACCGGCATTCTCGTTGATACCGCTTATCACATTACCAGACTTCAATCCGAATAACTCATCCGCGCCGGGAACATTCATCAAGGCATCAATAGCCTGCTGAAGGATATTCATGTTCAATTCACCCAACCGTCCCTGGTTCTGGTTCGTTGCTGCTTGATCCAAAATAGGTGTTGCTGCATGGTTGGGATCACCGGGAGCACGTATAGGAGTTCCGTTCGGTGCAGTTGCAGGAGGCATAACCGGAGCACCAGGGCCACCCGGTGCAGCCCCACTCAAAACTGGAGGTGGGACAACAGGTGCGAAGTTCCCGAAGTTGTTGGCTGCATTAGTACCGCCAGCCTGAACAGGCATTATCATCTCAGGACCGTTCTCCCCTACAAGACCTATCGTAGGTTCTGTCACCAATCCACCCTGAGCAAAGGCCCTAACATCTCTACCTTGATTAGCATTTGGGTTCTTAGCAATAAGGTCCAAGATCATCTCGGGAGTTATCGTCCCATTAAAACCACCAGAGCCGTTTTGACCTAACCCTGTGAAGTCAGGAGGGCCAGAGAAGTTTAAGTCGTTTATATCTATCGTCCCAAGATTACCACTACCAGGGCCACCACCGGTTGCCGCGAATGAACCTGAACCTATTTCTTCCTGATTCAAGGGATCGACCACCTGGTCTTCGATAGGAACATTGGGAAGTGGTCCAGATGAAGGAACGAAGTCTGGAGAAGCATTTGGATTCCTGAACGAGCTGAAAGGCCCAGAGTCCTTTATACCAGTAAAATCACCCGGAGGAGGCCCTGAGAAGTCCCCGATGGTATTCGGATTGAATGCCGTGTTAGACTCAAACCTGAGAGGGTCTCCTATATTGGACAGAGTATTCCGGAGGAAGTCCTGCATCTCTTTATCGCGTAAGAGATTTGACTGAAGGTTCTGCCCCAAGAGGTTGCCTGGACGATTCAGGAGGTCACCAAATGTAGTACCATGTCCTTCCCCACCGGGATCGAACAGCCCCCTGAACACATGGTCAAAGAGTTCCTTCCTGCGCTCCGTCTCCTGATCCCCTCCGCTACCACCAAAGAGGGCAGTCAGGATGTCTCCACCCGTCTTAATTCCTGCTGCTATGGTTGCTGGATCTGCCATTATATTCTCCTAAGTTAGCTCACGCCAAGTAATAGCGGCATGGATATTCTGGTTCGTTCCGGAGACAGGCGTAACACACAAAACCACCTCATCAACAGTGCCTGAGACCGTAGCACCTAAATCAATTTCACTAACAAGAACATTTGTCTCAGAAGTTTGATTAGCCCCCGTGCCTGAATTCAGGATAGTCCCTCCAGTGACCGTCTCGGTAGTATCCCCCTGCGCCGTCTGAAGAGATGAATTCGTTAAATCCCCGTAGGTGAAAGTACCAGCTACTGTGGGGTTGAAGATGAGAGACCAGATAAAATAGTCATTCGTCGTAGTTCCCATCATCGACATAGACTGCACTTCCACAGTAGCTCCTAAATTGGCACTCTTCAATCTAAGCCCAAGGACCGCATAGGTCGTTCCAACGGCGTTGGCGTTGCACTGCGTAGCACCTGTATTCACGGAAAAAATAGCCCCGGTGTCCTCCAAGCCGCCCTCACTCTGCACCGAGGAGCATATAGTCTCAAAGCCCGAGGAAGCCCCCGTGCCATCATTCTCGATCTGATACCGCAGAGGAAGGTTCGGAGTAGACATAAAAACGGTGACTTTGGTATTCGCATTGTCCGTCCTGTGGACATAATAAAGAGTCCCATTCACTACAAAGCCATACCACACTGATCCGACACCGAGCCACTCAAACTCTATCGCAAATATCTGAGCCTTCGTGAAGTCAAGAGTGATACCAGAAGGACCTGTGCCATCCATGGTATCTATGTTCCATGAACTCTGTGCTACTTCATCGTCCACAACACTTCCGGTAGCCTTCGACCTCTGAACGACCTTCATCGTCCCTTCGTCATCTAAGAAGAAGAGACCGTTGTCATCGTCGTAATAACCCAATCCCCTCGTTATGCCTGTCCCACCACCAGACCTATCGATATTCCCGGTCATCATAATCCGATGGCCTTTTCCTGGTTGGTAGTTGAAGCGTCTGAATGTCTGGCGCGTCCTCTTTCCCGCCGTGGTCGTTCCAACAGCAAGGGTGCTACTTGCGGCATTCACCGAATATGTAGAAGATGTACCGCTGCCACTCTCCTCCACGTCGTCCCAGAAGAGGGGGGCGGCGTCAAACACTTGTTTTGAGTCGAATATTGTATGTGGGGCTGACGTCCTGATTCTCCCGAAAGCATCAAGAAGAGCCTTCGGGTATTTAATCTCTTCAAAGTAACTCATAGTATCCACCACTCATTTCCGTCGCACACTATCCTCATGTCGCTGTACTGAGCGACAATAATCTTCGTAGCCACGTTGTCGATTGTCTCCGCTCCCTCACCATCTGTAGTCACTGTGTTTCCACTGGAATCGATCTTCTTGATATGAAGAACCCTTCCGTTATTCGCCGAGGCCGTAGGCAGAGTTATCGTCACTGCTGCCGAAGAAGCATCTACGAGAAGTACGCTCACCCCATCTGTATCTGTTACTGTATAGTCTCCTGTGATACTTGTCACGGCAATATAAGTAGCTATGTCCGTGCCGGGGGATAATTCAGCAAAGCCATTGTCCCCGACATACACCATTCTTCCGGTAGTCTCGACATCCCTGACAAGATCGTTATAGATCCTCAGTCTTTCGTTAATCTCAAAGAGGAACGGCCCGATGTCTTGTTCAAGGAGGTTGATCTCTTCTAAACGAAAATCAGGCATTACTGTGGCTCCAGGGTGAACCTTATTACCATTCTCCGCAAGTCACCACGGGCATTCGTAGTTGCTTCCGTCATCTTAAAGTTATGGTATCGCCCCGAGAAGTTGCCAACCCCGGAAGTTCCCGTAGCCTCTGGAAGAGGAAACCTATGCATCGTAGGATAGATATCGGGAGACCCCGTGCCTTCTGTAATGACCGAATTAGCGTCTGTAGCCTCCGAGCCATCCACATTCACATCCAAGGTCCGAGCGATAGCCGCTGTCTGCTCTGCGGCATCTACCCACACATCTGTCACTGTAGCCTCGGAATGAGGCTGCCCCACCATCTGCCCAAGAGAAATATAACCTGTCTCTAAGATCGAAGAGATCGCATTGCCATCATCCTGGTTCACAGCCTCGTTATACCTGAAGACCTTCCCGTTCGTTGCTGCACCTAAAGCATAATTCAGAGCCTGTCCATCATTAAAGAAAGTCACAGGAGGACTTATGCATCGTATCGCGTCCGTAGAACTATAGGTATAGATGCTCCATTGGCCTGTAAAGTAATAATAATTCCATTGCTGCTGGACGGCGGGAAAGTAAACACTGTACATCCCGTAATCGTCGTTCCAGGTCGCTGTAGCCTTGTCGATGTCATTAAGGACACTCAGGGCCTCCCAGGACTCCTTCATAGTGTTTCGGGTGATATTCGCCGCTGTCGTGCCGTTAAACTGCCAGATACCATCGTGATCTGCAAAGAATAAGAAATCGCCAGCTACAAACATCGTTGCCCCGGCCACTGCATTCTGGGGTCTTATGAAGCTACTCCCAAAAGTGTTGGACGTTGTACCCGTTATAACACTCAGGGTAGATGCAGAGCCTATGTAAAGTCTATTCCTGTATCTCCTTAAAGCTGTTATACCGAGAGACGCCGTACCTGATCCACCACCGGGGTTACGAAGGTTTATAAATCCAGATCCATCCGAGTAGAAGTCGTTATGGTCTCCCGTTACAGACCAGTATAATCTATCAGTATTAGCATCAACCTTTCCCACCCATAACTTATCCAAGAAATATTCTACGGCGTCTCCATCATCCCACGGGTTACTTCCGTCACTGTCTGACCCGATCTTCGTCAATGTCCCATTGATAGCATCTATAGCAAAGACACCAGGGCCTGTATTGGATTCATTATTAGCAAAGTAAACCACTGGGTCAGATGCCTCATCAAACCCCCACGCTACACGGTAAGGATAAGTATCTGCCGCTGTCTGCGCTGCTCCAATGGAGGCCCAGGCACTCGCTTTCTGGAATTGCCAGTAGAAAGCATCATCGCCTACAGCAACAAGAACCTGATTAACAAGATTCCCGAGGTCACTCAAGAGGCCGGGGACAACGGCGTTTACTGCTGTCTCGGGTATATCTGGAGAAGCATTAGTAGAACTATCGGAGATCCCAAACCTCTTCTGAAACCTCCCTACCTGCGCCAACTCACTGTTCTTTAAATCCGTAAAGGCCGGAGGCACTCGCTTGTCTGGCGAGATAGTAGTATTTATAGATGACCCGAGGAAGTCCAAGGACAGATCAAAAGAACCATCTTTGTTGTTCACAACCATTACAGGGCTTCCTCTAACGTGTCACGCACACCATCATTCAAGTACGCGCCGGTTTGTGATTTGTTGGAGATCAGATACTTACCTGACTTAACCTTCTGGATGAACCGGAACTTATTGAGCCACGTGTCATCAAACTCGATGTATTCAATAGTCTTCGCCAACCTCCACTGCTCTGATTCGGACTTAGCCTTTAGCATCACTATCTCCGGTTGCTGTATCTCGATGGATCGAGACGCCCAAGGGTCAAATTCCTCCGTGGCTCTTTGAGTCCACTGCCCATTGCTATCTTCGGGTTGTCCCGCATCCCCTGGTTATCGATAATATTACCTACGTCTAACTGAAACTCAGGGTCTATGGAGATCGCGTACCCCTCGTTCCTCTTGAAAGCCCGTGATACCCTCTCCGTCCACTTGACCCACGTATTATCAAAGCGAGAGTCGAAGTAGGGAACATCTCCGTCGTTTATCAAGCGCACCCACTTGGGATAGTAGTTGAACCAGACGCTCTTACCTCCCGAAGGCTCTGGATATAGCTGCACCTGCGGGTATTCCACGCTTCTCTGCTCTGGGGGAATCTGGGCAATAAAGACACCCTCGGGGTCTGAACGAACCAGAAGGGTATTAGTGCTTGTCCACGATTTAGATATATTCGTAATCTCGGTGAAGAGCTGTACCGAGACCGCCCCCGTAGACTGGGGATTTGTTCCATCAGTAGCTAATACCTCACGTCGGAATCTTTTCTCAAAATCAAAAGCCTCTCGGACCACATATCCTTCGATTACAACGCTCTGCCCCTGATCTCCAGCAGGGTTGCCCGAGTCCACATCCTGCCCCATAAAGAGACGAACATGAGCACCTGGGTTATTGAGATTCGCAGAAGTTGTCGCCGTAGCCACTATAGTGAAGACTACAAGATTCCCCGCATTCGCCACCGTAGGATAACTCGTCTGAGCACTCGTAGAATTAGACGTGGCCGTGATCGTCGCCGTAGCATGAGCCGTAGTCGTAGGAAGGTCTGTGAGTTCTGTATACTTATTAGACGTTAAAACTGCGGTAGTTCCCGTAAGGGTTACAGTCTCGCTCTTCTGCCTGCCTCCAGATATTCCGTAGACCGCAACATCCCGCGTATCTGACGCATCATCCGATACAAGCCTTAACAGGCTCTCCGGTTGCCTCGTAACCCCCACAGGACTATTCAGCTCCCGATAGAATGCAGGTGCGCCAGTAGCCGTAGGTTTTACGATGGCTGTATCGAACTCATTACTCTGTACGGGATAAACTACCTGCTGGTCCTCTTTAGCGAACATATTATCTTTTATCTGGCCTACCTCAGGCTGCAAAGAATAAAGGCTTCTGCCCTCCTCTGTCCGAATAAACCCCTGCATTACAGGAAGGCCGATCCTCTGGAGCATGGCATCTACTACGTCGTTCGCCGCATCATCTATCCGGGAGTTCGTAGATGCGGAAGTGTCTCTTATCCTTGCTCCTACCATGTCGCGGATTTGTTTCAGTGTCATAGTTATCTCATTTGAATGATCTGCGTTCCTACACAAGTGAGTAAAAGAAAGTTCGGGTAATCCCTGTAATCAGAGAAGAACTCTTCCACATCCGGCCAGTCATTATCACGGGCATTATCGACGAGCACTAAGCACTCGTTATCTCTATGAGCATCTACATATTGTAAATCTTCTATCAACCCCTGGCGAGTATGGTCGCCATCTATAAAAGCGAAGTCAATGCCCATCAGATCCTTCAAAGGCTCTTCAGAGAACACATCAGGAGTTCTCCCCACTACCTGAGTTACATACTCCTTCTCGTCGTCCCGAATAGCACCGGAGGCCATCACACCATAATCCACCATATCTACCGTATGGATATGCCCTTGTCCGTTCTCCTTCAGCCCCTCGCATATTGCCCTCGTAGACCTCCCCTTATGCGTACCAGTTTCAAGAATGACCCTAGGTTTAAGGGCCATGACAAAACCCTGCAAGAGAGTAGCAAAGTCCTCATCTACACTCGCCATGTCCAGAGATCCTTCAAGACTATTTGGAAACATGGCATCCACCTGATATATCCTACCGGTAGTGTGAGCTTTCCTTCCCAACATAGCCCTCAAATTGGCTGTCTCTGATCCCGTGTGGGTTGTTGTATAGTCCTCGATCATTTTACCATCCGAATCAGATGCATTCCACACATCGTCTGAAGACTTACAGCGTTTTCCTTTGGGAAGTTCTCAAAGAACTTCTTCTCGTCAGGCCATCCCTCGTCCCGAGAATTATCCACCAGAACAAGGCATTCATCAGCCTGCCTCTGTCTTACATATTCAAGCTCGGCTTCTATACCTTCTGGTGTATGATCTCCGTCCAAGAAAGCAAACTCTATGCCCCTGAGAGTACCCAGGATGTCCTCAGAGAGTATTTCAGGCGTCTTGCCCACTACCTGCGTCACCAAGGTTTTTTCATGCTCCCTGAGTGCTCCCTCCGTCATGAGGCCATAGTCGTCCATATCCACCGTCCAGATATGTCCCGTCATATTCTCATGGACTGCTTCGGCTAATGCCCTTGTGCTTCTCCCTCGGTGTGTTCCTGTCTCAAGAATCACTTCCGGCTTCAAAGCCATAACAAAGCCTTTTAACATGGCGGCAGCACCCTCATCAATACCCCATGTATCGATTATACCCTTTACCTCTTGAGGAAACAAGACATCTGTAAAGTACGTCTTACCAGTTTTGTACGGATCATGCGAGATTATCAACTTATGTGCGTGCTCTTGCCCGTGTTCAAGATACATTTATTCCCACCATATCGCGTGTTGCCAATGATATTTCAACACCTCCAACCCCCTGAGATTCAAATCTTGTGGTGGTGTCCCGGACTCCCAGAAAATCTTTAACGTCTCAAGAGAGCGAAGCCTTCCGCTGTCTGTCCACTGTTGGCCCGCGCAGTGCCGACACCTGCCCACTTCGGCTGAGAACATCGTCACGTCCTTCCCGCACCTGTAGCACCGGGATACTATTTCTTGTTTCTGCGGATGACTGGGATAATCCTTCCATCGTTTCTGTATGGGCGCGAGTAATGACTGGAGCAAAACCAACGTGGTCCGCCCAAACGTCTGTATCACACCATAGCTCCACTTCTTTTAGTTTTAATCGGTAGCAAAGATACATATCCTCCGTGCCGCTCTTCGGCATCATCACATAGGGAGCACCACGCTCGTTCTCTTCTTTAAGAGAGTAAAACCCGTCGTCCAGCTCCAAAGAAGGATCGGCGATACCAGCCTTGAGCAAAGTATCTACCTTCATCAGCATCGCATGAGTTCCACCGCCGTCGATCTGAACCAACCCCTGGTCGAGATCCAATGTGGTAAAGTTCCTGTATGAATCATGGTTTTTGAAGTCACCAATAGACGAGACCAATATCCCTATCTCATGGGGTGGCCGTCTCATCGGGTAAGGCGTTACTACGACATCTTTATCGTGATTTAAGAGTCTCGGCAGTAAATCTGGTTCTATAGTAGCGTCATCGTCAAGCCAGAAGATATGAGTGAAGTCTCCATCCAACGCGAGTTGGCAGAGTTGTGTACGTGCAAAGTGAACGAACGTCCTACCAACTAGGTCCGCAGAGAAGTCCAACCCTATTTTGGACCAGTGACACATAGCCTCGATATGAGAGACATGGGCCTCCGAAGACATTGTGTTAGTGTAGTTCGGTGTTGCTATCAATACTTTCGGCTCTCGCATATACCCTCCTGCGGGGGAAGTTTCCCTCCCCCGCGTGGAATTACAGCAACCGCAACTGGATCGTTGCGTTCGTGGCGTTGGTCACTGCGAGACTCATACCCAAAGCAGCCTGCGCGTAAGCCGCCGTGGTTGTAGTCGTCTGAATGTCCAAGGCCGCTTTCGACGTGGTACTCACCGAAGAGGCCACAGCCAACCTACCTGCTGTCAGCGTGGTCTCCGTCCTCACATTGGCCGGTCCGTAGACTTGGGCTGTGAAGCGAGTAGTAGCCGCTACTGCTGCCGTGGTGACTCCCGCAAGTTCTGCGGCAACACCCGTGGTAGCATTGACAGCCGCCGTCAGAGTACGGATCTCAAGCCCCGTAGCTCCGGCAGTAGCCGTCTCAACAAACTCAATCACCTCGCCAGCGATCAGCGTTGCGGCCAAGTTGTTGTACCGAGTCATATAAATCTTCTCGGGGTCTTTCTCGTTGATCTTCTGAAACTGCATCTTTATCTCCTGTCACCCGATCATTACGGGCATCCATTAGGACCACTCAAGGAGTGTGTGCGGGGCAGGGCGAACCATACCCCGTGAATTTAACCGCCACCGAAACCGAAGGCAAACCACTTGCCGTCATCACCATCAGTGCAATCGATGGTGAGAGTTCCAGAAGCCTCTACTATCTCAATGGCGTTCTCGTCGGTAGAATTGGTGACGCCATGTATCGGGGCTGTTGCAAGTCCCGTAACGATAGCTCCTCCTGTATCCCCACCGCCGTTGGTGTACGATCCCCACTTTACGCGAAAATCACCCGCCACTGAACCTCCGTCAACCGTATAAGCGAAAGCCATCTTTATCTCCTTACGCAGTCCATCCGGAGATAACGCCGTTGCGACGAGGCTCGGTACATACCAGATTACCAAACCACAGCACCTTGGCGACGCGGGCGAACTGATCCTGTGCTTCAACGAAATCCGTCGAGGCCATGTTCGCATCACGATGGGCGATCAACTTCCAGGTACGGGAGTTGAGATGGTAAGAACGGCCCGAAGGTGCTTTGCCGTCCCAGATGACAGGGGTATCCATGAACCAGATGCGTCCACGGAAGCCAGCATCACCCTTGTCCGTCTCGGTGTATCTCTGCTGTGGCTGCAACTTCAGGAAGGCATAGGTAGAAGTGAGCTTATCCGTAAAGATAGCATCCACCTCGTCCGTTCCCTGTCCTGCCGAGCAGTCCAACATCATCTGATACCAATACTTCAACCCATTCGCCGCGAACGACGGAGTGGTGTCCGTAATGGTCTGCGAAGTTCCGTTGTACTGATTCCGAAACCAGGTTACAGCGGAGTTATCCACCGTAGCTACTGTACCGGACGTAGGATCAGTTCCGACGTAGTACGGCATTCCGTGAATATCGGTGCTCTTTGTAAGAGATCCATTATTCCCGAGATACAAGTGATCGGCAAGAACATCTTTAAGCTCTGCCATCGCCTGCAACGTCTTCTCCTTCACGACATCAAGTATCCTCTGCTCCAGATTGGCATTCAGAAGCTCTTCATGTAATGAGACGGAGATAGACCCACCGTACATCTTCCACGCCACAGAAAGTGTCGTGAAGCCCTCTTGAGGAGTCACGTCCACAAGGTCGTAGAACTCCAACGAGTCAACAGTCGTATTCTGGCCTATCCGTGCCGGGAAGTCAATATCACGTCCACCCGAGCGTAGATCCAGAATACCGCTGGCGGCTACCTGGTCCTGCACAAGAGTCGTCTGAGCGATCTCCTGATTAGCACCAAACAGCCACTGGAAGAACGGTATTGAGTTGAAGACCTGATCGAAAGCCATCTTCTCGATGTACTCCGAAAGGGTCGCTGACAGGTACATATTAGCAGCATATGTACTCTGATTGCTAACAAGACTTACTGCCATGTCGCTTATCCTCTGTTGGCGCGACGTATCTTATTGGTGTGTGTGGCATTCCAGTCGAAGTTGCCCTGTGAATCTATGACAGCATCATTAGGCTTTACCGCACCCGAGCCAGAATGAAGGTCCTGCCCCACCTGTGCTCGGTTCTGTGCTTCCGATTTCCGCAAAGTACGTTCACGCTCGATTTGGTTTTTGACGCGACCGAAGGCCCTCACGACATTCGGGGCTTGGACATTATATCCGTTAGCCCTAATGGTGTCCTTGAGTTCCTCACGGTAGTCATCTGAGAAATCGTCGCCGTAGGCTTTACCAGGTCCTTTGTCCAGATAACTCTCTACCTGAGTCTCGTATGTCATCTGCATAAGCTGACGGTTTTGAGCCTCAGTATTCTGGTCGTGAAAGGAAACACCGAGCCTTTTAAGCTCCGACTTGATCTTTTCCTCTTGCTCTCCGGCAGGCGCAGCAGGCGTTGCCTGTTGAGGTGCTCGGGCGGCAAGTTCCTCAATCCTTCGCTGGTAGTCCACTTCCCGTTGCTTCAGAGCGTTGTTCTCTTGAACGACAGGACCGAACTTCCCTTCCATGCGACGCTTGGCTTGATTTGCAGCTTTCCGTACAGCCTCGCGCCCTTCTTCAGGGACAGCAGCAAAAAGATCTTCCAGATTATCGTCACCATCGGCATCGCTCTGGTCGGATGCGGCTGGCATTGGGTCTTCTAGGGCAGAAGATGTGTCGTCGTTAGAGGCCACATTCTCATCTGTCGTTTCAGGCTCCCAATCAAATTGGCTCATTATACCCTCGCTACGTTAAGTGTAAGTACAGGTCCATTGGCTGTGAACCCCGTTACCAAATAGTGCCCTTCTAAGGCCCTTTGTATTTCCATTACATCCGGCATTCCTATCTCAGGATGAACTACCGGTATTTCGGGTAAAGTGGTAGCCTCCCTCTCAGGAATTGTGGATAACTCTGGTTCTGGGTCTGTCATCGGCTGTGTCACCCCTATCGCCGCTAAAGCGGATTGAACCTTCTCCTCAATCTTTCTCTCGTTTTCCTGTTCCAGCCACGCAGGGTTGGGCACCATCCGTACCTCGGTAGCCCCGTCTGTATTTACCTCGCCGCTGTTCCCAACAGTGCCGGAGATCGACCCCATCTTCGTCCATGTAGCGGGGACTTTCCTCTCTATGTACTTAGGGATCTCGGGAGCACCCTTAACTACAGGAACTTCGGGAGCATCAGTCTTAGCCTTCTGCTTCTCCTCCCACTCCTTGGCAGCATCGGCAAGCTCACTGGGATCGAATTGGATCACTCCCTCTTCAGACAACGATAGCCTCCTGCGGTGTCATGTCAGCCTTGGAAAGCTCCCTATTGAGAGTCTCCCGCTCTGCCTGCTCCCTCTTCGACAAGTCCGACTCCGAGAAGGTGATGCTGTAGTCTCTCGCCGTGATATGACTCTGACTGATGATCTGAGTCTTCATGTCCTGGCGCAACCACCCTCCGCAGTCGGAACACTCAAAGTAGTTCTCTGTGCCGGAACGAAGGACCTTCTTGCTGCGAAGCTGCATCGTGTTGTATTTATGCGTGGCGTCACCGCACGTAGGGCACTGCGGGTACATGGCTGTTTTAAGCTCCTCAACGTCAGAACCCCCAAGCCCCTCTACGGTCCTTTGCAGCTTCTCAACCAGAGCCACAAGTTCAAAATGCGTCATCTTATCGGCCATCATCTACTCCTTCGGTTTAATAGTTCTTCCTCTGTCGGCGGCTTCCAACCCTCGGATATCTTCTGCTTGGCCCTCCCCATAGCAGCGAGAACATCATCGTCCTTCACTTCCAGTTTCTTTCCTTCTGCTGGCCCTCCCTCGGCAAACTCCTCGACTGTCATATCTTCGGCTAATTCAAGCCCCCTTGAATCCATCCATGCCTGCTGTTCTTTACGGCTGTGGAATACCTGCCCTGCCCCCTCATCGAACACACCACCGTTGAAGTAGTTGTCCACGGCTGAACTCTGTCCGGCGTTAGGAGGAGTCACGTAGGTGATGAACATATTACCACCACACACGCACTCCTTTATCGGATCTGGCAGAGTCACGGTATCTACTCCGAACTCCCTTACTGTATCACATTCCTCACACATGAAACTGTGTCTGATTGTCACAAGCCCAACTCCTTCAAGCCAAGACCAACCCGCGAAAAGTACTGCTCAATGGCGTCCTTATTCTCACGAAGGACAGTATTCTCCTCCCTGAAATGAGAGATTCTGGCTTCATATCTCCGTGCTATTGCGTCCATCTCGATCTCATGTCTCGATGGACGGTAGTGTAACGACCACTCCCACACCCTTCGTCCTACACGAATCACCCAATGAATACCAATCGGATAGCAAACTGACACGGCTCTCGACTGACTCAGGTAAGCCACCCGATACCATCTATCAAGAGGCGTCCCCATATACTCATCATACATCCCATATTCGATTTTCATCCTGCGTTCCCCTGTGCGCTGAGAATACTGTCAACTCTTCCAGGATTACCTTCCGGTATCGATACTGCGCTACGTGGCCTTCCCGTACCTCCTGACGGTGCTAACTCCTTCGTAGCATCAAGGTGCTGAGTCAATATCCCCAAGAACCCCTGTACCTGCTGTACCTGTGGGTTCTGCGAAAGTATCTGCTGCTGAATGTTCGCATCCTGCGCTATCTGCGGGTTCTGCTGCGCCGCCTGAGACACTACCTGCATCGCTACCTGCTGCATCTGTGTTTGAAGCTGAGAAAGAACCTGCGTATGCTGCTCGATATGATAAGAATAATCTTCTCCGGGAACAGGCTCTAAGGCTTGTCCCTGCTGCATCAAAGCGTGCTCGTAGGTCACCATCATCTCAGAAGATACACCAGGGCCTCTAATAACTCTGTCAGGCTCGATACCATAGCTTTTAACCATCTGCCGCTGGATCTCCCGCATACCCTCTCCCTGTACATTCGGGGAGTTCTGCAACTCATGATGCAGATTGATCCATGCCACCTGAAGTTTCGTCTCGTCGCCGGGAGCTGGTATCTCCACCTTTATCTGGAACTCATAAAGGAGATTCTCTCGCTTGTACTCGATCCACCTCTCCTGGTATCTCAGATCTCTGAGAGCAAACATCTCCGGGCCGTACTGCTTCAATGCTCCCAAGAGCTTCTCAGAGAGCTGTGTATATCTCATTATCACAGTGCCGAGATTATCCCCTAAAAGGATGTTCGTAGATGATGCAGCCTGAGATGTCTCCGTCGCTGAAGCCCCCGTCACCTGCCCTCTCGCGGAGTCAACTAAACCTGAGTTCTCCTGCACCGTCTGCTGGTTGAGATTTAGAGCACCGAAGATCGCCGGATCTAACTGTGAAGGTTGTATCGGTTTGACAGAGTTCATCTCCTTAACAGGAATCACCGCCTGCTGATCCGAGTTCTCAAGAGCCGAGATAGCCGCATCCTGATTGCCATCTATATTCTTCAGGAGGACCTCGTACTTCGCATTGGCCCTCAAAGAATGGGTAGCGATATTCTCATAGAGCTGCATCGCCAGATCCTGCGGATGCTTCAAGTATTCTGATACTGCCGGACCTGCTATCCTGTCAGGGATCGTATTCAGCGCGATCACAACGAACGGATAGCCCTCCATATGTCTGTAGGGCCAGTGAGAGCCGGTAGCAGCATCTTCGTACACGAAATGGGGCTTATCAGACCCCTCGCTCCATGTCTCCCACGTCTTATTCCGTATATCGTACACATCCCACAGAGCCACTCTTCCGACATCATCATCACTCATGTCCATCTCGTTAGAATCAAATAAGTCCGCGAGATGGGGATCTATCTGCGTAGCCTGTATATGGTCTTTATTCTTCAATCTAGGGTTACTCATAACGTCCGCAACGCGAGGCCAGGTTCTCAGCATCACATAGCCCGACTCGTCCAACAAGGATGTCCCAGGCTCCCAGAAGAAATCATGGGGACGCCTGCGCCTGATGAAGGGCTTCTGCTGAGAGTCTGGCTCCCACTGGGAGTAATTATCACCCTCACCAATTACAAAGTTACTATGCTCTTCAATATGCTCGTCTATCGCATCGAGGATGGCGTCCATCTGCTCCTGCGGCATCGAGAGGATCTCGTCGGACTGCCTTAGTTCTGTGTGCCTCTGGATATGTATTTCGTGGTCGTCGCCCTCACGCACGAAGACAGGAGAGCCTTGGAATAGTTCTATGTTCTCTTCTAAAGCATCTGTGTCGCTCTCTTCAGCCTTGAATACTTCCTTCTCCGTCTGATAGGCCCTGCTCATACCCAACTGCAAAACCCCGTAGGGGTACAGGATGGCATCTGCTATGGCTAAACGAGACTGATCGGGCACATTCAAGGTCTTCCAGTAGTATTGCAAAGTACCGGAGACGGCATCCTCGTAGTCAAGAGCATCCCTGTCCATCGCCAGCGTGTAAAATTCAGGGTCGTTGTAGTTCAGAGAAGCGAGAAGCCTCCGATACGTAGAATAGACTATATTGGGGGCAAGGCGAGGCTCGTTGGTATCTACGCGAATGTCCCACCGATTCAAGACCATGCGGAGGGATTCTTCCCACTCGTCGTACCTGTCGTTAGCCTGCCTTTTGGCGATGCTTATTCTGTTCTGCACCTGCGTTGACGTCAGTTTGGGCACGTTTAGCCTTCCTCACCTTTCTCTTCCACTCTTTCGTAAGTTTCTGTCTCTGAAATGGCGTCAATTCCTGCCATGCCTGCTCAAGCTCTGTCATCTCAAACTCCGTGCGAATCGACCTCTTCGGTGAAAGTGCTTCTTAAACTGTATATCCTGTAAGGCTGCTCCGGCACTTCCTGCGGGTATCCCGTCTCTTTCTCTGTCTGGAACGGGAGATACCAAGTGCATAAGCCCGTATCTTAAAGGATCTATCGCGTGGTCGGAGCACTCCTTTGAAATCTTATTCGGGTCGTTGTCGGAGACTACAGCCTCAAGCATCTCCTCGATCAGGTTTATGCAGCTCTCAAAGATCTGTATCTTCGGGGATGTTGTCCCATCTGTAAACAATCCGTGATGTATCTGCTCAAACCCCTGTTCGTGCCTGTTGTCAGCACCCTTAATGAAGAACCCCGCATCGGTCATTATCTGCGCTATGCTTCTATCTGTGTACGAGATATACTTAGTCTTACGTGCTTTTATCGAAGGGTCAGCAACCGTTATCTCTCCTGCTCCCGTGCGATGCCTGATCTCCTTCATCAGGGGTATGTGGACATCTTCTAAAGGCTCATCTTCCACATAGTGCTCGTCGGTAACGTAAATGACTCCTTCGGGGTCCATCTCCATCCAGAGCATACACGTAGGGGCATTTCCTCCGTAATCGAACGCTTCTATTCTCGTTGTAGGGACTTGAGAGAGGTAGTCACGTATCGTCTGCTCCTTGTCCTTCGTGACGATGTGTCTTGCTCCGTCAAAATCGAAGAAAGAACCGATCATCGTGTCCCAGGCGTCCATCACATTCTCGGAGAGCATCGCCTTTCTTAATGTCGGATTCGGTATTTTCGCTAATTCAGCCTCGTACTCCTGACTCTTGAATCCAAGGTCGGGGTTCTGCCTAAATCCCCACGGTATAAATTGCCTCGTTGAAAGTAAATCCTCTCCGGCCTCGGTCTTTCCTGTCGGTATTTCATGTAGGTCGAAGGGTGTGCATCGTTTTACGAACCTCTTCTTAACCCACGATACTCCCGGTCCACGGGGGTTAGACGTACATCTTATGTAACTCGGTAGTTCAGGTGCTCCGGGACGTGCCCAGAGTGTAGCCATTATGTACTGATTCTCGGAGAACTCGGCTACCTCATCGAAGAGCATTATCGTCACTTCGTGTCCCTGCACCTGATCCCAATCGTTCTCGGTCCTCATATGTGTTAATTTGCAGATACCACCCTGTGGAAACGTCCACATCATCTTCTGGTCCGAATGTACCGCACCTAAAGGGGTATAAAGCTCCTCTGCGAACTTTATCAGGTTGCCGAGCTGTGTCTCTTTCCTCCGGAACACCACCATCTCAAATCTGGGGTGATGCACCAGGACGTTCGTTCCGTCGTATGTGTGACAGAGGGGTATCGCCATTCCGCACTGCGATTTGCCTCCACCTGGTAACCCACCGCCCAAGACTTCCCTGGCTGTTGTCGTGCAGAACAACTCCTGATAAGGAGAGTTCGGGCTAAAGAGAACGTCTACTTCAGAGATTTTATCCCACCCTTAGAGTTTCCGGGAGCTTGTTCCTTGCTGACCTTCTTGGACGTCTTCACTGCTGTCGATTTATACTGAGGTATCATTTTCATCATAATTCCTTTTCGGAGTCTGGGAGGAGGGTTGAGCGGCGTCCCAGACCCCGGAGTATCGCCGCCTTCGCGGAAAGAGCAGTAGCACACCGAAGTGTGGGGGAGGACCCCTTCCGCAAGCCGCCTCCCCTAAACGCAAAAAACCGACATAAAGGATGTATAGGCATCCTATAATGCCGGTCAAGTACGTTTAAGTTGTGGGTACTGCGCCCTCTACCAATCAGTAACTTCGTTATTCGCCATCTTCTCGGCCTTCTCCAACCTCTTCATCATTCTATCGTACCGCTTCCGGACACCTTTAACCGAGTCCCTGCACGAAAAACAGAGGTTCTCTTCGCCCTCGCGTACATAGAACTCCTTGTGGCACATAAAGCAGTCTACAGGCACGGCTTCCCTCGTCGTCGTGCCCACTGAGTCTATCACGGGAACATCTTGCTCCCGATACTCTTTCAATCCACCCTTGCGGTAGATCGTCTCATGGTAGTGCATTTCAGTGAGAGAGTCACGCAACGGAAGCCACCTTCACATAAACATCACGCCCCGGACGGACGATCTTAACTTTGTCGCCTATCTCGGGGCGTTGGCCCTCGTACTTATATTGTTTTCCGTTAGCACCAGATACGGTCCAGGACGTCGTTTCTTCCACGGGATTTGAAGGCTTCCCACACCACCGGCACGTCCAATCGCCAGGGCCTGTATCGGTGAAATGTCCGCAATCACAGATGTGTCGCATCGCCCACCCCTCGTGGATGATCTTCATTCCTTCAACTATGCTTAGTATATTCGGCGTAAACCATGTTCCGTCTTCGTAGATACTCTGTCTATACACGTTATCAACCATCATGTCAACTACTTTCTCTCTCCAATCGAGCCTTCCGAGCGAAGTCTCCACCCTTACCCTCTTCAAATATCTTGATGTAGTTCTCGGCTGGTTCACCCAACGGTATCCCCTTGAAGAGGTCCATGAGCTTATCCATAGACTGAAGATACTTCGCAGGCATATTGTGGTTTATCTTCCCATGCCCGTTGTCTTTGGAGGGCCATGCCAGCATCTGAAACGCCCAGTCCCACCCTAAGAACTTAACCGGAGTTACCGCATCCCAATACTGTGCAAGCACGTAGATGTCAGACACCTCTGGGACAGCATACTCCCTCAAGAGATTCCACGGCTTCCTGTACGTCTTTACATCTACAAGGCCAGCAGGAGTTATCGCGTCCCACCCAGGATCACCCATAGGGAGTACAATATCCTTATAGGGCATATAAACATATTCACCTCCCCAGATATCAAAAGCATCCTCCCCTGCTTTACCGATGACATCTCGGTCAGGAACGTCTAACTGGTCCTTCCCGTATGGTTTATTCCGGGGGTGAATGACTTACTCCCATCTGGACCTCCACAGCCTTACCTTCAGGTAGGAGGTGTGCGTGGAGCAATTGTCTCATGTACTTCACCCCGCTCCTCAAATAGTCCTCCTGCTTTTGAACGATGATCTCACCAAGAGTCGGGCCTGGCTCATTCAAATCAATTGCCACAGAACCTGAGTACAATCTCCAATCGTCCATATATCTCCTTTCCCCCGGCGCGTTATCATGACGAGGCGAGATCACGCCGAGGGGGGTGGGGTATCTCGCCCCTTGTTGAATGCTCCCGGAAGGACTTGAACCTCCACGCCGTTAGGCCACAGATTTTAAGTCTGTTGCGTCTTCCAGTTTCGCCACGGGAGCTTTATCGTACCGGACCTTGGCTCACCTCAACCCCCACGGAATAGACCTATCCGCTGATTAAGGCACTGTCGGCTAAGGCCCGGTAGAAGCCTGTAAATCTAAAGATAAAAAGACTCCATAACCCCACTCCCTTGACCAAACACCACAAGAGCCAGGGGCTGAGGCAACCCATGCACACAACCCTTAAACTTGGGACGGCCACAGATAAAAGAAACCTCTCCCTGCATACAAAGTTCATGCCACCATTTAGTATTCGTTCTGGCTGGAATAAGACACACCGTGACTGCCCGAAATGCCTCATCATGGGCTTTTTGGACGAACTTCTTCAAGTCCTTGTAAGGAGGGTTCATCCAATTTACTCCGTCCCATTCCTTGTCCAAACAAGAGTTTGAAGTGGACCAGAAGTCATCGCACTTCTTATTGTCCTCCGCAGCACACACATCCCGAGTAAAGCCATAGAGTACATCCAGCCGCTCATACAAATCGTCTGGTGTTTCCCATTCCTGACTTACACTTTCAAACTTACCCGCAAGTTCAGCCATCTTTCACACACCCCGCTTTCTTGCGCTCCATGCTCTCCACGCTCGGTTTCTTTTATCCCGATTAGCCTTGCTCCACACTTCAGATCTATCAATATGGCATCTACGACAAGCTCTGCGTCTACTAAAGGTATAAGTGTTTGCCTCAGTAAGTTCATGGCCTTTGATGCAATGTGTTCTGGACTGACTGTATCTCCGGTTATTCTCGGCAAGAGTAACAACCTCCAAATGTTCGGGATTGACACAACTCTTGTTCCGACAGAGATGATCGATATGCAATCCTTCCGGGATAGGCCCTTTAGCAAGTTCGTAAGCAAACCTATGTGCCTTGACCACTTTTCTATCAAAGCTGAATGCCCCATACCCCTTCTGGTCGCAATAAGCGGTCCACTCATGACAACCAGTTTCCTCATTAACCTGGATCTTTGCCCTGAATCGATCCTCTGGCAGTCCCCTTCTTTTAAACGGCCTCTTCATAGTACACCTCAATAAAAAAACCGAGTCTGCTTGCGTCTGCGAAAACGCTCCAGACCTCACGGCACTGGAAAACTCGGTTCTTTTATAAGTTTGTATTCGCATTGTTCAAGCACCTATAATGTACCATTCTTAGATTGTAAGTCAAGGTAGGAAACTCCCAATCCGTACGCCTGCCAAATATCAGCCTTAAAGCCGTAGAAGAAGCCGGGATCTTTAACCGTCCCCTTGCCTCCTTTAGCCTTGTGTCTGTCGTAGGAGAAGCGATCTACGAGAGCCTGGCGTATGTTGGAGTCCTTGGCGGCGTTATTCCCGCAGAGGTTCATCTTCACGTCTTTACGGTACAAGAACTCGTCAGGGCCATTGTTAAACCGTTCGCAAAAGCGCCCAATCCAAACGCACGTATCGAAGACAGTTTGCCCGACCGCCATCCCGTATGAGGCCACCATCTCCACTACGAGGACGTCAGGATCATGTTTAGGGAATAACCCCGCGCTATCGACCCGATCAAGGACCACCTCATTGTAGTCCTTCCCGAACTCCACCGGAGTATATCCATCAAGTAGAACCCATCCGCTCATCTCGTTGCCGGGGTCTATGGCGAGTAACATTATGCCACCTCCAACAATAGAGGTTCTTCACAAACAGGGCATTCTCCGAGTTGGAGCATTTGGGATCTTGCGAACGACCATTTCTCCGCTATTGCTACCTCCTCGTTATCCATGACATACCACGACCAACCCACTACTCCTCGAATGTCGTAGCACTGGCCGTCTATCACCGTACCCACATGGGCGAATGTCTTATCTCGCACCGGAAGAGCCTCGGGGTACAACGCCTTCAAAAAGAGGTGGAGCTGATAACATCCGCCCTGTGTGTATATGGTCTCGATATAGGGGTCGGACTTCCGAAGAGCGTTAATAATGTCAATCGCCAGAAGCATCGAAAGCCCCCTTGTCCAACTTAAACGTCATCTTGCCACCATTCCTACAGTGTTCCGACACCGCACAAAAGAAATACTCCATCCAGTAGTTTTGAGCGGGATAGCCCATTTGCTTTTGAACCGCATATCCTTCGGCGAGGAGTTCAAGCATCGGAGTCCTCCGTGATACTCTGACGATGACACTTTCGGGCTAACTCAAGACGGGCGGCGAGTTCGGAATCACCACTCACCAAGACACCACTTGACCGGAACACGAATCTTTTGTCAATCCTATGAGCACACGACCAAGCATGCCCTACCTTCTCCTCCACAAGCCTGAGTTGCTCGTAGTTGGAGTCAGGAAGCCAGCAATCGACCTTGCCCCACTCTATGCCCTTATCGCTAACGTAATAACTCTTATCAAGAGATCTACAGGCTTCTACCGTATACCCCATGATCTCCGTAGCCGCGTACTCGTTGTCAGTCATTTGCTACCCCGTTTCCAGATGTGCTCGGCCGTCTTCAGGACTACAAGGACCACCACAAGAAAGACAAGGATCGTAGTTGACCCCGTAAGGATTGTACTCAAGAGGCCATCCACCAACTCCTCCGCTGGCATCTCCCACACACCATCAACCAATTCCTTCATAAGAACTCCCCCTCCTCCCGGCTGGCTCGTCAACGATAAAGCTGGTAGGGACACCGAGAAGAATGCTCGTCCCCCAAAGCAATTTAGGCCTCCAGCGCACACCGGAGACCTAAATACCTACGCGTTGTGCGACGCTATGTTCACTTACTGGACAGTATCAATGTACATCCCTGAAACAACACGTCAAGTAGTTTTGCCCCACAGGTCCGTATCGATCCAGCTTTTCATCTTCGCCTCCTCCGCAGCCCACATCTTCTCCAGCTTTCGTGCCAGATCCGCACTAACCGTTATCTCGACTTCTACACCTGGCTTCCAGTTCATCATAACCCCCAAATCACGTATTTTGTAACTTACTGTAAACATTACCCAAAGTCTACTTGTCCCCTACGGTGGAGACCCGCTTCTACTCCACCCGCATAATCACCTCCAACTTCGATGCCTCAGAAGTTCCAACAGGCCAACCGAAACCTGTCCGCTCTGCCCCGTCGTTGTGGGGGTAAGCAACAAACTCCCACCGGCCCTCCTGAGTAACCTGACCCTTTGCGCTAGCAATCAACCTTTTCGCTTTCTCAATGGTCATTTTCCAACCCCCTCTAAATTAACGAACTTAGGCTCAAAGTCCCAGGTAGCCAAGACCCACTCAGATCCGAAGTAAGACACAACGTAAGATTTACCCCAATATCAGCCTAACCCTACCCCGCCCGCACGCGCATACGTATAAAGACTATAAAGAGTATGAGTCTTAAAAGCCTAAAGACACCCTGCCAAACCAAATCACTTACACAACCATACATGCACTTCCGTAGTACCGCCAGACTAAACTAAAGACACGTCTCGTAATGTAACAAACAAGACACAGTGCTGTACGCCAAGATACTGGACAAAACAAACGACAGAACCCCGAAATATGACTCGTAACGCCAACAATGACAACAGAATACACTCGGACAAAATGACTGCCAAAAACATCGAAGCAAATACTCCTCGCTAAAACAGGGATATAATAACAGCAGGAGTCCCAAACAAAATATAAAAGTGTCAACCTTTTCGACACTTAAACCATCACTCTAACTGATGCCTATACCGCCTTGTCTCCCTTGACGTTAGCGATCTCTGTACGGCCTGGCAATTGGTCTGCCTTGCACGACTCGATAAGCTCCTCTGTGGGCCTGCCTGCCAGTTGTATAGTCACTGATACGTTGCCGGTGTGCTCGATCTTCTGGTGTGCTGCACTGTATCTGGACGGCCTACCGTGCACATCAGCCTGCTTATCCGTAAGAATAGACGTAGCTAATGCAGCGTCCTTCCATTCTCTCGGTTTTGAGTCAGGATCAGCCATCAATTCCAGGGCTCTCGCCTGCCCTTGAACCGCTAAGGCATTGCTTCCAGAGCGTATCTGATTTGTAATGGCCTCCGTATGGTCACGTGTTATAGCTTCCATGTCGAGTCCTTCACGTGCCTTAGCGAGCACCTCTGGTCTCTTCGTGTGTATCGTCTCTATTGTTGTTGGCGGCATGTTGAGCAGCCTGCCTATGTGTGCCCACATTGGCTTTCCGTTATGTTGGTATATCTCCGTATATATGGCAATCTGCTGATGTTCATCTGGCGTTATGACCTTTGTCATGTTGTCTCCTATCGGCGTGTCTCAATGTTGGTTAGATGCTGTGAATATGGGGTATAAGGTAAGGATAGGCAAGAAAGATTACGATTTGTATTGACCTATGTGTAATTACATGTTAGTATTCAACAGATTTAAGAAGCGCAACCACCCACAGGAGGCAGTCATGAGTTCTCGAGCATATATCAGACGTTACCGGCTTACAGGCTTCTGCACAGACTATGCGGGGTATCAAACACCATCAATGCGCTTAACCTTAGTTGTTCAGTCCTTAGTAAACGGATTAACGGCAGCACAGTACGTCCACCCGTATTGACGTGTTATATATATCATTGCTACAGTTGTTCAGTTCTTCACCTTTATGGGGGTTTATCATGAAAACGTCAAACTGCAATGCGCGTAGGCTGGTAGAGTCAAAGACAGATTTCCAAGGTAACAACACATTCGGACGCAAAGAAGGCAAAATGTACGTTGTCTATTCCTACGGTTATCACTTTCCTATGTATATCTTCAAAGCGGGCCGATGGTATCGCAACACAGACAAATACAGCGTAACAACTTCAAAGCACCAATCTCAACTTAGGCCCGATGTTGAGAAGTTCGTTGAACGCAATACGCGCCAGCTTAGAAACATGATTTAGCTTTATGCCTCTAATGGGTTGTGTGGGTTCGAATCCCACAAGAGGCTTTGATCTCAAACAGTCTCTCTGTTCCTTGACAACCGAACGAACGACACGTCAAGAGTCTTGCCATTGTTAGTACTGCTTGGCTACACGCTACGCGATACGGGACAGCTTGTTTTTACTGTATGGGTGTAGGATCAAATCTAATAGCGTGTATCGGTCTAATGTTGGACCGTATTAGAATGGGGTTTTATTATGACAGTCAAACAGATTGCTCCACAGACATTCACAGACGGTAAAAATACTTGCAACGCTCAACTGACACCTAATGGAATCGTGAGTTGGTCCAACGGGTGGCATATTATTGACAAATGGGCCTGTGATAAGTCGGTTGGCAACGTTTCAGATATAGCCCCCGACAATGCATGGGGTCATAGGTCATTGCAGATACGGATAACTGAACCTTTTACGGACACAATGAAAAAAATCTTTCCTGAGTACACGGACGAAGCCGCCGAATACGAAGATTCACGAGTAGAGTATTAAGATTCACGCCCCGTCACTTTAGGTTAAGAGTTCATAACTCATACGGGGCTTTGTTCCAATTCTGGAACATTTACGAGGGGTATATCATGAAAAAGGCCGAAGCTATTGAACATTGGAACGATACGCCAAAAGATCAGAACGTCCTGAAATACTTCACACCGCTTGAATCTAATGCCAAGGGCTCGACCTACGGGGCTTGTGGAATCAGAATCTGTGGAAACTCAAAGTTCATAGACGCTGTAATGTCTCGATTGAAGGACGTTGTAGACGCTGAGAACGCCGTTACTCGCCTGAATCTCTCTCGCGCCGAAGTAAAGCCCACAGAGATAAACGGAGAAACAAAGTCCTGGCAGAACGCAGCAACCGGAAACGAAGTCGTATATATCCAGATACGAATGCGCGGAGATGAAGGATCTATGACAGCGGGATTTGATTCAAGACTCAGAGAGTCAACAGAACGATACGAAGCCGCCATCTCCTAACCTGTTGTCCTGGTCAAGACGTTAAAAGGACCAGAGGTCTTATGTATAAGATACGCTGGCGGACTACTACAGGCTCATATGTCAATCAGTTCGATACGTGCGACAAAAAGCAGGATAGGCTTGACGCTATAGCCTTCTGGAATCACTTGCCAAAAGTATTCTTCGCATCGTTTCAGCAGGACGGCCACACTACACGTATTAAAAGGGAGCAAATCAAATCATGTACAGGATAACGCACTTTAACGGAACGCCAATCTCTGAAATTCACAAGCACAACCCGTGGAAGATGTACCTGAACACAATCCACGCCGACACAGTGGAATTCGACATCCTCGCTAATGAGTGCTTCCCGGACGATACGCTTGAACTCGTAAACCTGGAAACGCAGGAAACATTCCAGATCGCCCACAATACCATCACATATCCGAGGAAACCATGACACACCAACTAACCAATCCCAAGCTGAGATACAGGTGACAATATGAGAATGAAAAACGACAAATTGATACAAATCAGAGTGTCCCAGGCTGAGAAAGACCAGTTTCAAACGCAGGCGTCCAACGCCGGACTATCCGTAGCAGAATACGTCCGCAATCTCGTAGATCGTGACGCACCGCAATCTCAATCTATTCCACATTAGGGGTATATCATGCAAAATCTCGTAGTCATAAGAGCGCACAACACAGGTTTCAGGATGGACCGGACCTTCTACGGGCCTTACGACCTCCGCAAAGCGTTTACCGTGGCAGCAGAGCTACGCAACGCCAATCCTGACGACCTCGTAACTACTCAATACCTGAAAGCCTAAAGGGGATAAATCATGAAATGGATTGCAACTTTTACCGGACGCATGGTTGAAGACATTGGAGAGCCATACCACACCGTAATAGAGGTTGAAGGAAGCACTCACCGTGAAGCCATCCTTGCGATCTACGAGACCCACGAACACGTTTCTTTTCCCGTCCTCGTCAACTCAGAGGGAGTAACTTTTACGGGGCATGAAGGGCATCAGGTATCAGGATAACGCCCGGGCAAGATTAGACTGTAGAAACTCCAATACCTCTCGCCAGTACAGATCGCTCCACGATTTTATACCAATTTGATGGGCCTCCGAATGACAAACTCCGCACAACGGCAGCCCACGGTCGTCCGCTCCACCTGCCCCTTTAGTCTTGGGGTAATGGTGGAAGTGGAGATCGCCCTCCTTCCCACATACAATACAAGATTGCGCCCTTATCCAATCCCCGAATACTTTATGCGACACTTTTGGTGACAAGTTATCCACATTCTCACTGTGGTAGCCTACCACTTCTCCGACTTCCCCTACAGGATGGCCCAACGCCTCAAGTATCTCCGCACTATCAGAGATCTCCGCAAGCAAATGGCCCGCTGCTGAATCCTTCTGGTCCTGATCCATATCCGGGATAGCCCTGCGGATCTCGTCATGCCCCGTCAGAGACATATCTGCACCCCTCTCCACCCTCTCTTTAGGAGTCGGAAGGAGCTTCGTCTTAATCCCCCACCAGGAATACTGCTGATGTAATACACCCCGTACCTGCTCTTCCGAATAATCCCTGGAGAACTTCACCGCCCGATGACATTCAGATTTATCCCATCCTGATACGCCGTCTATTTTGAGACGCTGCGCCATATCCCCCACTGACAACTCATTCTCCAAGATCCACCTTCCGAACGACCACTTACTCCATACCAGCTTGTCAATATTCCTCCTCAAGTCCTTCTCTGCCTCTTCCCCTGCCAACGCAAATTCCATCAACCGATTGTACACATTCACGTCCAACGCTACTATCTCACTCACATCACGCCCCAATCTTTTCTACATCCACCGTATTCTCTATCTCTGCCTTTATCCACTCGATCTTATTCGACAATTCCTGCAATGTCTCCGCTTCATCCACACCCTTCGCAATCAGGAAAGACAAGATCGGCTCAAGCCTGCCCCAGTACCCACAGAAACGCCACCCATCTTTCGACATCTTTCCGGCCACCATCTTGCCACCTTTACGAAACTCCTCGACCACTATATTATGCTCGTCATATCTACGGATTCTAAAATTCCCCACGGTTATCATACCATTACTCCTCAAAGTTGGATTGAATTTGCGATTCTATCGTCCTTGCGCTATCGTTTTCGCCACGATCTCCAATTTAAGGTACTTGGAGTCCACTCAGGGGTAAGCGTTGATTTAAGACAGCTCCTCGGACTTGGCGAAGATCAACTCTCTCAAAGCTGAGATCCTTCCGCGATCCTCCGGGTTCACTAAAAACTTCTCACACATCATCTTCAAGTGGTCTCTCGATTGCCGAAGTTTATCAAGAGGCAGGTCTTTCAATTCCTCCATCGCATTCGACCTCCCGATCTCAAAACCACTCTGCTCACCGAACAACATATGCCGAACCTTCGTGGTTTTCTTCATGCCCTTCGGATAGAATTTCTTAACCTTCGGAAGTTTGGGCATCAGTTTGCTTTGAAGAGCAAGCCCTCTGCCCGGACAACATCGTTAGCAGCCCGATCCAATTCAACGGTCTCCGAAACAATAACCCACGCCGGACCTACCAGCTTCTCCCATGTACCATCGGACTCATGATGCCTGTACTCTGAGATCTCAGAAGTCCAGTATGTAAGGTGATCCGTCCCTTCAAGCGTCAAGTTCATTCCCCTATCTCCTCTCTTAACCAATCCTCAAGGTCATTCACACACTCTCGGTTATTGTGTTGATACTTCATTTTCTCCCGCACCTCCTTCAAGACCTCGATGCGCTTCTCATCTTTCGGCTTGGCCTCACGCTTGAGCCATGTTCTCAAATCACACATAGCATTTGGACCTTTGTATGCTCTCTCCGTGCGGTCCAACACCTCTTCCATCGTCAGCCTGCGGATTTCCTTAGCCCCACCAGTAAGTGACATCTCTGCCATCATCTCCAGAGCCATAACCTCCTCCTCCGGAGTATTCGCCTCCCAATACTTCTTGAGCCACTTATTCATGATCCACCCCCTGGACTGCTACCGAAATTGAGTTCACTCCCGGAACGCCCGTTCGCTTGCCCCGGACCTCACCCACTGTACTGAGCCAATCCTTCCCGTTGTCCGAATACCTACGAACCAGGCTACCCGACTTTATCTCGTCCCTGATCTCTTCCATGAAATCATTCGGTCCATCGTATGTCCTCCAATCCATATCCCTTATGCTACGCAGAGTTACAAGCATACCTTCACGTAGTCCTAAGAGGATGCCGTCTTTCAATCCCTCGTCCCAAACACGTTTTTCATCGTCTGAGGTAAATCCTGCCGTATCGCGTTCCATAAACTTCTCACTCGTTCGTCTTAGCTTCATCATAATTTCTCCCTCTCTTTTCTAAGTACTGTGGTACTACAGGTTGGTACAGATACGAGAACTTGTACTTGTACTGTTACTTAACACCTTGCTTAAAGTACTTGTTTGTCATGGGGTCTGTTCTGTGGCTTTTTAGGAATCTTCAGTACTGCTTGGGCCACTTACGGTTAGAGATGCACGGAGGTCTGCTCTGGGGTCTGTTCTGTCCTCAAACGCTCGATGGAGCATTTCGTAGTCCTGAATCGTCACCCGAATGCCCACGTTCTCTCCCCCAACACTCCTCTTTTTCACCGTAATCATGCCCATGTTTTTGAGTCTCCGGATAGCACTCCGAACCTTGCCGTAAGACAGGTCGAGATCCTCAGAAATATCCATATTAGTAGTGTCAAAACTACCCATCATTTCAGGATGATAGGACGCCTGAAAGACAAGATGAGTATAGACCTCATACAAATGCGGAGACTGTGGATACCTCTTCTTGATGTCATAGAAGACTTGTCTGCTCATGATTATCCTGCCTCGCTCCATCATTCTATGCCCCCGAACAAGGGGAGTTCTTCGATTGCCGCTTTTGTCTGCTGCTGTTCCGATCTCGGAAGGGCCAGAGTAGACAAGTATTCCATCGACAAATCCAGACCTACAAACTTGCGTGAATGTTTCCTGCACACCATCCCTACCGTACCAGACCCGCAGAACGGATCGAGGATGACACCACCCTCGGGACACCCTGCTAATATCATCGGCTCTACCAAATCAGGGGGGGAATGTCGCAAAGTGAGCACCAGAGAAGGGCTTCGTTGTTACAGTCCAGACAGATCGCTTGTTAGCAAAGCCGTTAGTTGAAAGAAAATTACCTGCTCTATCAGGGTTGCCACTTATACCGGCACGCGCTAAACCTGTTCCACTTGATCGCACATCAAGTACCTTACCGAGATGCGGCTGTGCACGCTCACTGATAGAAGCAGCATCATAGTAGTACCTCGGAGACTTAGTAAGCATGAAGATGTACTCATGCGCCCTCGTACAACGATCTGTAACGCTCTCAGGCATCGGGTTAGGCTTGTGCCACACAATGTCCTGCCTGACGTACCACCCTCTCTCCTGTAGGGCAATCGCTACCCTATGAGGCACGAACATTAGGTCCTTAGATTTAGTTCCTCGCTTTACGATACATTCCCGAGGTGTACCGAATCCTGCCCGCCCCCCGTGGGAAGCCCTCGAATTGTTTCCTGCATAACTGTCACCTAAATTCAACCACACAGTGCCGTCATCCCTCAAGGCAGCCCACAAGCCGTCAAAGACACAGCACAAAGCCTCGATGTAATCCTCAAGGGAATCCTCAAGGCCGATTTGACCGCCGACGCCGTAGTCTCTTAAACCGAAATAGGGCGGGGACGTTATGACACATTGAACGGAATTATTACTTAGGGGAATTTGTCGTGCATCAGCATTACAGATCATTCTACACTCCTCATTTAGTGTAGCCCCACCCCAGTGAATGAGGCACTGAAGTGGGGCATATGTGTCCAGATTAGCAGGAGCTACCCGCCGGGACTTACAATATGCACTACGAGTCGTCAGGAGTCAAAGGAATAACCCCCAACCGTACACTCCTGTAGTTCGGGAAGGCGGCATCGACAACCCTCTTGCCATCATGCATATGTGAAAAGATGACCACATCTGCCATAGCCTCACAGGTCGTAGTTATCACCACCTGGATACTGCCGTCATAGTCCGTTACGTGCCACAGATTATCCTTCGGTGCTCGGTCTGTCATGATTCCCCCAGTGCTTTGAGCCTTCTCTCGACCTCTTTCAGATTCCGCTGGCGATAATATTTCGCATTGTCCTCCTTGATCTTCTCAGGATTCTCCTTCCTGTATTTGCGGGAGTATAGCTTCATCTGCGTCTTACGGTTCATAAGTATCCCTCCGATGGCGGCAATGTTCCCTGTATCGCGACATATACCCATCCCCCTATCTGAGTCCACACCTGACCAAGTATCTTAGACTTATTGCTACGGGCAATCCTCACCCGATCACAGAAAGGCAGGTAGGTGACAAACTGTCCGTACTCAGCCTCAAAGCCCTTGACCATCTGAACACACGTGTAGACACAATACTCGTTCTTATGCAGGATCATGAGTCCTCCCAATGGGCGATCTTAGCTTCAGCCCGAAGGACGCGCTCCTCCAGTTTCTGGCACTTCTCAAAGAACACCGCTTGGCAATGGATGTTCAGCCCTTTGACGATCATTCCGGTCATCGACTCGATCTCTTCTTGACTGAACAACGGCTCTGGATTCTTCTGCTCCTCGATCCACTCCATCAACAAGATCCATCGCTGTTTGTACATTTCCCCATCAGGATGCAGTCCACCCAACTCCTCGATCTTCTCTTCGATAGTCATTAAAAATCCCCCTGTGTAGTCCTGCGTAAAAGGTCAATTACAGACCCGGATGCTCCGCATGAAAAGCAATGATAACCTATGTCCATATCAACACTGAACCTCGTACCAAGTCCCTCCTCCCGCTCTTGATGAAAAGGGCAAACACCCCAATACCGGTTTTTCTTCTGTGTCAGTTTAAGATGCTCTATCAGATAGTCCTCCCTCTCTCCGACACCCTGCGATGGAACGAATGGTTTAGGGATTTCCTGAAAAGCAAGCAACCAATCAGGACATTCGCACGGGTTGACATCGCCTAACCGAAACTGTGGATCGTATTTGTATTCCTCGCCAGAAGGATGAATACTCGGAGGAGCAACGACATACTTGTTCCCGTACTGAACGTCGATGCCCGGTGCTAACTTGCGAGGCCACTTGACACCAGGATCACGTAGGTAATAATGGATGCCCCCGCCACCTGTAATGACGCGAGTAGTCATCAAGCCCTGCGTGATCTCCCTCCAGTTACGAATGCCGTCATCCCGAGGATCGAGATCGATAGCCATCAATGAGTTAGCACCCATCGCCAAGCCTATGTTGGCATCACTCCAATGACCCCACCATTGCTCAATTAAACCTTTACTCGAAGTCGCGTCCTTAACACCATGTGCCGTAAGGGGTTGCTTGCCCTCAAGGGGGAAGATTGCGAGACCCCACTCACTGTACTTTAGGGCCGCTTTCAGGAGACTCATCCTCGTCCTCCTCTTGAAATTCTAAGTCTCCTCCCACAAAGCCTTGTGCGAGGCGTTGTATTTCTTCTGGGCCTTTCTCTTCCAATTCCTTCTTCAGCTTCTCGTCAGCCGTTTTCGATATGCTCTGATTCATAGTCTATCCTGAATCCATCTACTGCTGCCAGTAGGTTAAAGATGATCTTGGCCTTGCCTGTAACCTCTCCGTTACGCAAGGATGATATGTACTCTTCGGTGTACCCGCTGCGGACGGCTAACTTCTTGCCGGTAACAAACCGAGCGTATTCCTCAAACGAGATCTTTTTCATGTTGCCTCCTTTCTACACAAAGTACAGTTCTATAAGGATAGCACAAGGAAAAAGTTTAACTTACTTAACATTTCCCCTTGACAGGTTCTTCTCAATTCTTACATTTAGGGTACACTTCAACCAGAGGGGAACAGCATGAGTATCGCGAAAGCAATGGTAGCATTCCAGAAAGAGATGAAAGATCCCACACGCAATAAGACAGTCAAGATTCCTACCAAGTCCGGAGGGGAGTTCTCGTATCAGTATGCGGACCTCGACCAGATCCTCGACATCGCCAGACCCATCTTGAATAAACATGGGGTAGCGATCTTCCAGAACCCCAGAGATGCCGAAGGGGACGTCTGCATAGATACCGTCCTCCTACATGAAGGTGGGGATCGTGAAACCTCTACCATAAGGCTGAAGGTGGCTGACAACGATCCGAAGACCTACGGGGCTACGTTCACCTACGCGAGACGGTATGCAATCATGGCTATGCTCGGCATGGTGGCAGAGGACGATACAGATGCCTCTCAGGTTAATAGTACGGGAGCATCAAGCGGGAGCAAGCCTGGGAGCACGCCTAACAAGTATGCAGGTGTATGCTCCAAGTGCGGAGGACAGGTAGCAGTCGAAGAGGGCATCTACTATTTCGACACGAAAGAGACACGCCACATCGAATGCCCCAAAAGTGGTAGCCTACCACAAGACGAGAAGGTTGAGGCACAGCAAAAGAAGTGCAAACTGGACATCAGTAATCTGCTTGAGGCAAAGGATGTGCCCGTGAAGGTGGCTACAAGGACCGCAGAGGTCTTAACGGGTGAGATTGACACGACAACCTACGAGAAGGTGATTGAAACGCTTACAGCCCTTCCTGACCGCAAGGCTGATCCGTTGAACCTGGACGATCCGAAAGAGGTTTTCTGATGAGACGCGAGTTCTGGGGTGACGTAGCCTTAGTAATTGCCGTAGCCGTAATCTTCTATTTCCTCGGGAGACTACTGTGAACCTGTACACGAAAGATAAATGGAGAAGGCAAGTTCATGTAGTATGGTCGTTGTGCGGCTGGTCAACATACGTGCTTTTAGTAGCTTCGGCCTTCCTCTACCTCTGGATCGTATTCAACAGAGCATACTTCAATCATCTCGTACTGGAGATCAAATGATACACGGAGATATAATCGTAGTCTCGTCCGTACTGAAGAAGAGAGATGAGATCGAACTCAAGCTCTCCTACTTGCAAGAGCAAGGTTTACACTGCGGAGTAATGAGCAGAGGTAGGCATCACGTTGTCGTAAGGGCGATACAAGACCCCCGTAAGTTTGAATGCATAACAGCGGGAGCATGGAGAAGCAAAGAGCAGACGAGCATACAGTACAAAACAAAAGGGGGAACGAAGACCGTGGAGTTTCCCGAGGGGGTTACTGTCCGGTGGCCCATAGGAAGATACAAGACTGTCACAAATCAGACAGACGATGAACTCTGCGATCACGCTCATGTACGTGGCAACCCTTCGGTGTGGTATCACGGCACGAAGGTTATCAGGGACAAGGCGATTATCCAGAATGACTTCCGAGAGTCCTCGCTCCCTATTACAAACCTATTTAAGATGGAGGCTGACGATGAAGACGTACTTTAACGAGAACCACGCACTTGTAATAGAGGCAGAGAATCAACTGGAGCGCGTAGCCCTGATGCTGTGGGGAAACAAGAATATGCGCCAGCAAGAAGAGGCACTCAAGTCCGCTTCCACCGTCTCTCACCGTGTTCACGACTTCTTGATAGATGAGGGGGATTTTGATGCCGAGGAGAAATCATGAGTACCACAATCCGTAGGAATGGTTTCTACCTAAAAACTGTCCCCGCCGACGTCACCGCAGCCGAGGTAGCACAAGCCCTCAGTTGTGACGTAGACGAGATCACCGTGGCGAGGATGGACGGCTTCATCGAGTTTGACGCTAAAGCGGAGGCCGACAGTCGGAAACATCAAGAGGAGTACGGCGTGGACTACGGACCGAGTATTAACGATGAGAGGATGAGCGGATGAAGCCGTCAAGTGTGCTGAAGAAGATGAAGGAGTTCAAGACCGGATTCGGTGATACTCCTGACGAAGACAAGGCGATAGCGTGGGATGACCTTGAGTCGCGGCTCAAGCTACAGGACTCTGACTATCCAGTTTGCGAATGCGGAGAACACAAGAGACGCCACTACACCCCTACTTATACCCGATGTGTAGCTGAGTTTGACGGGGCGCATTGCTGTAGCTGTGACGAGTTCATAGTCCGAGATCCTAACCTTGAGAACGCTCCGAAGCCGGGGGAAGATGACATTGATTCGTGGTAAAGGAGATTGATATGTGTGAATGCGGCCACGGAAAGGACGAACACCACAACGACATAGGCAAGTGCTACGCCGATCATTGTACTTGCGATGAGTTTTCAGAGGTGATACTCGACCCAATAATACAACCGGAAGAACTGGGTGACCCGAACTATGATGCGTTCGGAGACCTCGCATACTGAGGAGAAGATGAATGAACGAGAAATATCCGTACTTCAGTCAGAAGGAATTAGAATCACCCGACACAAACGAGCACAAGATGAGCAAGATCTTCATGACGAAACTCATCGCCCTCCGAGAGGACTACAATGCTCCGATGGTTATATCAAGTGGTTACAGGACGCCCGATCACAACGAGAAGGTCTCAAGTACCGGCCGCACTGGTCCTCATACTTCAGGCAAAGCTGTGGATGTTGTCGTCAACAGGGGAGAGGCCCACAAACTTCTTACACTTGCTCTGGACCACGGCTTCTCAGGCATCGGGATAAAGCAGAACGGCGAGGGGAGATTCCTTCACCTCGACAACCTTGAGGACTACGAGACGTTAGGCCCACGGCCTACGATCTGGAGCTACTAATTCGCGCCTGGCCGAGGGCAAGTCATTCATGTCTTGGATTCAACCTCGGTCAGGCTTTTAGGAGATACCGTGAAGACAATAGTTCCGACGAGTGAATGTTCTAAGATCACGTATTCCAAGGAAGAGGCTAAAGCTGCCGCACACGCCTCCTACCTACAACTGAAGGCTTACGAGTGTCCGAGGTGCGGTGAATGGCACTTGGCGAAGGAGGGGAGATGAAGATCAAGAAGAGTTTCGCGATTGAAATGTCCGAAGAAGAGTACAAGTATTTCGGGGATGCCCTCAGGCATCTTGAAGAGATGTTAGGAGAAGTCCCCTTAGATCAAAGAGATCCTACTCACCAGTCAACATGGGAACAAGTAGGTAAAATCCTACACAGAATGAGGGGGTGATCAATGAGTGACTTGTGTAATACTTGCGGAGGGCCTAAGTATCTGAGGAAGTTCCGTAGAGTGTTCCGTGGAAAACTCTACAATAGAAGATACTGGTTTTGCCCCGCTTGCTACGCTACGGGCGGTCACCTAACCCCAGTTTCCACTGAAGCCACGAACTCCAGTACCAAGTGCGAAGATGTAGCCAGGAGCGGTAATTGGGATCGCTCAGTCGGCGTATGTGTTGAAATAAATCGTCTAATGCAATCGATAGAACAACGGTTACGAGTACCCATTGTAGAGTACTGGATAAATCAAATAGTGGGAGAGCATAGAGAAGGAGAACGGCGTAAAAATGCTCACTCCACCACGGACCGGGCATCCTCGCCAGCCACCCACGATACAGGCCGAAATGAAACAACAAGACAAGGAGAATCGGGATGACAACAAGAGAGTTCATGCAACAATCCGATGGAGAGAAGTTTGCGGACCTATTTGCGCTGTACCATTGTGCCGAGAGAGAAAACATAGCCCAGGAGAAGCAACTCAAGTCCCTCACCGCCCACTACACGCGTGTTCTGGAACTACTGGTCGGGCAAGCCGAGAAAATGAACGATCACGCCGATTGGCACTCAGAGAGGGATAACGCAATCTTCCAGCGACTTGACGCCCTTACCCCTTTAGATGGAGAAGAAGAGACTCCACGTGTAATCTTTACCGGGAACACAATCGTAAACAATGAGAAGCCAGGAGGATTCACTTACTCAGATACTACTGAAGAGACTGTAGAGGACGACGGCCATGCCGAACAAGATGATGAGGCCGATGAGAGTCGAGCCGTTGTTGCGGAAGAAGCGGTGCATATTAAGTTCTCCGAGAAAGATCTTTTGATGTTAGTAGATTTTATTATGAACCCGCATCTTGACGAGAACTCCCGCAGTGCGATGAGAGGGCCGTTGTATGACATATTCATCACACAAGTTGACCTCGGGAAATTGCGACGACAACTCAACCCCTAAACTTGCCGAGGATGCGCTTGCCGCTCTCTACGAGTTCTTCCACAGCGTCAAGGATGATAGCCGTCTCGATAGGCGTCACCTTGCCGTCCGCTCTTGCCATCTTCACAATCGTTCCGAGCTGTATCACATCGGTGACGAAGCCTACGACCTCCGAGATGATAGACGTCTCTGAGGTGTCTTGCTCCTTGGCAAGGCCCAACGCTGCGTTAGCGATGACATCGCCACTTACTACGGCAGAGAGGGGGGAGGCGTTGATAGCTGTGCTTAATGCCGTTCCCGCAGCCTTCTTGACAAACGAACCGAAGTTGAACATTGGAGACTCCTAAATGGAAATCATTAATTGTACTAAGAAACTGAGTTATAAAGACGTCTTACTACTTTGCTCCGATTTATCCGATGCCTGGGAAGGAGCTAAAAGCGGTGAACACCGCGCCTATGTCGCCAATAGAAGAGGAGAAGATTATGTCCTCTTGCGGAAATGTCCTTCCACGTCTTTGATGCCCCATCCATCTCTAACTGAGGATTCAATCACTATCTACGATGCGGAAGGTGAATCATGAATGCACCGACGTACTTCCGCTGGACCTTGACCCTACTGTTGATCTATGCCGTATTCCTAGAGACGGGAGGGTGGACCGCACTCGCCATCTTACTAATAACGGCAGAGATTGAGACAAGAAACTTTATCGATCTCAAGAAGCGCGACTACCTTGAAGAAGCCCTTGAGTCTGAGATGGGCTACAACAAAGGAGAAGACTGATGTTCTGGAAGATCCTCCTAATGCTTAACGCCGCAAACGTTGTCTACTGGGCCGTAAAAGGCGATTATTTCTATGTAATGATAGGTGCGATAGGCGCGGGCTTTAGTTGGTGGTCAATGGAAGATGACTAAGGCAAGGACTGGAAGTAAGACCACGCCGCAGTCCCGATAGAGGCAGCGACAGTTGTGCCGATGATAGAGATATACTTCTGCATTCTCTTACTCGCATTCAGGGTCTCGGTCCACCTGTCGTCCTTTATCTTCTTATGTAGGTCTCTTGCTCCGTAGATCACGTTATACAGGTCGTCGCGCTCAAACGCCTCAGTAACCCTCTTTACATTGAACTTCAAGTCCTCGTCGAGAGAGTTTTGCTCCAGGACGATGATCTTCTCCCGAAGTTCCTGTATCTCATCCCCCTGTTTCTCAACGATCTCCTTAACCATGTCTACGATGATCCGGGTACTTGACCCATTATCCTTTTCATTCACCCCGTTACTCCATATCTAAAGCGCATCGCGGCCACCAAGGAAGAGGCAGCTCCCATCGCGTCAGGCTTTACGTGATATTTGATTCCGAGGGCTTTCATAATGGGGTCCATGCCCACCCGAGAAGTCAGTACCACTATAGGTGCATCCGTCAGAGAAGACACATTTCTATACGTGCATTCCGGGTCTGAGTCCGGTAGTTTCAAATCCAGAAGAACCGCATCGTACTCTCCACCGTGAAGACAGTGCGTAGCGTCCGCCAGCGTTCCTACCTTGTCGATCTTCACCCGAGGGTCGTGGGACTTAATAAGATCCCCCATGACCTTTGAGACGCCTTCGTTGTCCTCGACGATGAGAATCTTATACGTCATCCCGCTCTCTCCAATCATAACTCAGGTCTAAAGCCCCTTCGGACGTTTGCCTCTCGTAGACAACCCCGTTGTCATCGTAGGAGTAATGCGTGAAGTAGCCGAGGTGAACCGTCTTGTACTCGTAGCCGTTTAGAACTCCCGTAACAATAGAAGACCTTGCCGGGGGAAGCTCGTCGGGACGTGCGAATCTCCCCCGTGGGAATCTCGGATCGGTTCTCCGAGTCTTGTATTGATCTTGTTCTATCTTCACCTGTGCCTGAAGAGCGGTGACTTCTGTGTTTGCCGTAGCCCTTTTTCGTGCGTTCATTTTACCCCTAAGAGAAGTCGCCGTAGAAAAGCCCCGTACCTGAATTGTAAAGAAGGGCCACATCGTCGGGAGTTAATACTCGATTCCAGATGGCGAACTCATCTACCAATCCATCGTAAGCCGCCCCTGAGTAACTACCCACACTGACTTTACCGGCAATCGTGGCGTCCAATGCTGCCGGGACAGTTCCAGCCATCGACTTATCTCCAGTACCCACTTCAGTGCCGTTCACCCATATCCTGACTCGTCCAACACCTGAAGGCTGAGTACCATCGTAAGACGCACAGATGTGTGCTAACCCTGAAGCTGGGAAAGGGGAGTTCGTTGTTGCAACCCAGGAGGACGAAGGATCTACCTCTACTTTGAAGTTTGCCGCCCCTGCAGAATTTGTGATGCTGACCGATAGCCACCCCGATCCACCATTCTCCGAGCGAAACAACCACTGCGTAGAGTTTCCGGTTTTACTTGCCCACAGCGAAAAAGCAGCAACGGCAGATCCGTTGAATTCCGTCCACTTGGAAGCATCGTTATTTCCCACCCACTGGTCGGATGCTCGTACAAGGGCAATTGCATTGTCTTTAATCCCCGTCCCCACCCCTGGAGCATTCGTCACCACATCGAAAGGACGGTCTCCATGCGAGTCGGTCCTTGTTCCAGACGTCTCCTCAAACTTATAGTACGAGAGAAGGTCCGTAAGAAGGCCGTTTGAAGCAGCCCCACCTCCCGAATTCCCCACTCCCAACAAAGAAAGACTCATAGTAATTCCTTATGCAATCTCGTTGTAATAGATGTTAGCTACTACATCGTTAGCGTCTGGCGCACCGGTATCATTATCAGCAACGCCCGTAGTAGCCCTCAAAGCAAGACCGTTAAAGAATACAGCCGGGGAATCCAAAGGCATATTAGCCGCTGAGGCTGTAGGAATAGCAAGGGTAAGAACCGGAGTATCATTCTCATCTGCCGCTGCCACCTGGTCGTAGAACTTCACATAGATTACTGCCGCGTTCTGATTGGAGATGTAGTACCCTGTCAAAGCACAAGGCACGGCGATCCCTATGTCTCCCGTTTGATCCACATCTAAATTGCGTAAAATAAGACTGCTCTGCATGATGGTCTCCTATTGATTGGTTGCGTCCGATGGTGCGGATTGGAACTCTGGTGCTTGCTTAGACAACAGTTCAAGTAGGAAGGGAAAACTTGGAGCGAGAGGCGCACTGTTTTTCAACATCTCGCCCAATCCTCGTATGCCCTGGCCCGCTGGACTCGTTGCCGTAGCAAGGCCCTTCAGTAAGGAATTAGTTGCGCCGGTGGTGGCGAAGTTCTTGCCCTCTTCAGAGACAAGTGCTTTTGCTGTCCGGCTTCCCTTTACGACCTCAAAAGCTCCCTCGATAGGGTGTGTAATCAATTTCAAGATATCCCTCATCCAGGAAGCAGTTATCAAGGGAGTCACCTGACGCGACTTTCCTCTCTGGAGAGCCAAGCCTGCATCACGGATATCAAAAAGAAACTGAGCTTTCTTTCCGAACGCTTCGGAGACCACATCATCTCCGGCTGTCCTTAAATGATTAGCGAACTGAACGGGATTAAAGGTTTCCTGAAACTCTGTACTCTTCGTTGATTTCGTAACTATATCGTCTAACCATTGTCGTGCCATGAAATCAAAATGAACGGGGTCGAGAGCTTCCTTTGCACGTTTGATCCTGTCAACATTATTCCCAGAAAATAATTTCTTAACCACCTGTGAGGGATCATCATTCTTAAAGATCTTAGAAACATCGCTGCCATCAAACAAAGTCTTCTTCTGGCGATACCATTGGTTCAGGTCAATAACCTCTTTGATAAGCCCCATATCGTCTCTTCGTGTTGCTATCCTACTGGCATTGTCAAGCATGTCATCGGTCAAAGCAGACTCAAGACCTTGAAGAATCTCAGAGACATCACTATCGCCTTTGCCTTTCCTCCGGGTAAGAGTTCTTTCGACTTTTAACATCTTATACGTGAACTTGCCTCTCTTGAGGTGGTTAAAATCCTTGAGGAGTAATTCAAGGCCGGAACTCTTCATAGGGCTAACCTGTCTGGTAGGCTTCCCGGCAGAGTCTATCAAACCATGTCCCTCAAGTATCTCTTGGAGATATGCCACGGCCTTAGTAGGACGAACCGCGTCATCGCCTATCTTGGACAAGAGAGCATCGAATCGTTGCCCCGCTTCCCCCTGAAAACCCTTACGGGCAAGAGCAAAACCATCATGGGCAAACGCCCCGATAGCACTCCGGTCCAATGATCCTTTGGGAGTGACTTTAGAACTATAATCTTTAACTATCCGAAGGAGGGCCTCTTCTGCCAACCTATCCTCTGCGGCTATGATCTCTGTTCCTCCAAGGGTTCGTGCCGACCCTCCACGCATAATACCTACTAAAGGGCTTTCGGTAAGAGATGTTATAGGAAGGTCTGCTCCCTCGGCCTTAAACATGGGGCGCATCCTCATGCTCTCAAGATCTATAACATTTTTGAACGGAGCTTCAAGAGATTCTGTGAACAGCGCATTCTTTCCGACTGACTTCAAAAGCCCTCCTGCACCCATCATTCCCAGAGTGAGAGAAGCGTCTAACGCTACATCCGTGGCAACTCGCCCGAGTCCTTCTCCGAAATCAGTGTCCGCACCTAAGAGATTACCTATTCCAAGTCTCGCAAGAGAGCCGACCCCCGCCCCCACCGCAGAC